AATTGCACTTTGATATACATCAACTAAGGTTGCATTTTTGTTGGTCGATGCTGCCATTTGTCTGGCTCTATATTCTGAAGTTGCTGGTTGATATCTATAAGATAAGTTATCAGTGTCCAGTGCAGATAAAGCCACAGCTCTATCAATATTGTCATTGATTGGAAATATCTTACTACCATGAGTTAATCCTTGAATTGCATACATACTACCCACATCACCACCTGGAACTGATAATTTTACATCATAACCCTTTACAATAGAATTTTCTGACATTATATTAAACATAAATAGGTTTGAAAATGCTTCATTCTCCTCTTCATTAACTTTTCCACTCATATTTATTTTTTGCTGAACATCAATCAGATTCATGTCAACAATTGAAATTTCCGAATCTGTGACTCCTGTTTTTACTTTCCAATCAAATACACCGTAAGAATCTTTATTAATTTTTTCAAGCATAGACTCTATCATACTTTTTAATGTTCCATCTTTACTATCTTTAATTGAATCTATTATCACTTGAGCGTTTATAAAAACTTCTCTAATTGGTATTCTCTCAATTCCAGGTCTTTTATCATATTCTGTCATCGACTCGTAATCCTCATCCTGAGCTGATGGGTATGCCGATATACTTTTAGATAAATCTTCAGGAGGAGCTTGAGAAGGAATTTTGTTTTGTTGAAAAGTATAGGAACCTCCCTCAGTTACATCTTGAGGTCTAAGGCCACTAACTCCAAAATCAGGGTCAGCATCACCCCACCACTTGGGGTATATAAAAAGTGGTCTGCTCTCAGAAGAAACACCATCTAATAATTTCTGTTTGTTATAAAAATCAGAACTATAAGTTGTAAATGAATTAGATGAGTCCACCCTTATTGATAAATTACTCCCTTGATTTATTCCTGTATTCCCATCACCGAATCCAAATTGTGAATTTATAATCAAATCCTCTATAAATCCCATTGATAAAAATATTTCGGAAGAAACCAATTTATTTATAAATACACCTGTCCTAATACTATTGTCAAATGGAGTTAAATTTTTTCCACTTAAATATTTTTCAGCAAGTATATTTATATTTTCATTAAATTGTTGTAGATCATTTGTTGACGTATCTTCATTTGGAATGTCCTTCAATTGAACTGTATCACTGAGATAACTTACCTCACTAAAATATGTATAATTTCCATATTCATCCATTTCAGCAAGAACAGTTTCTCCTGTCTCCGAATCCTCTTCTGCAACTTGTTCTCTGATTTCTTTCAATAGAGGATCTATTGCTAAATATTTTACTCCGTGATTTATGATATCTGTAATGTGAGCTGTAAAAGATTCTTTTTCAAACTTAGATGATAACAAAGCATTATTTTTTGATATTATTGTCAAACTACACTCAACACTACCGTTTTCCATTATCCTCGATTCATAATCAGTAACTATTCCCTCTACAACTTCAACCATTCCTCTATTTTTCGTAACATAACCCTCATATCTATCACCTTTTTCTTTCTCACCATACAGATACGATGTTATATCACCACTATCTAATAAATTTTCTGGATCATACATTGAAGATACATCCCAACCAAAATCAACAAATATTTGTGCTCCTGGTTTTAAAAAATATCTATTATAAATTTTATCAAAATCATTAAAATTATGAACTATAAACTTTACTGTGGTGCTTTTAGTGACTCCAAGAGTTCCTTCAGTATCTGAACTTACAGATAAAATACCTGATGGAGGTTTTAAAAATTCGTTTGATTTTTGTTCTTGAGGGAAAACTCCTTGAACTTGTTCTGGAACTAATTCAGTACCTGTTTCATCAGAGACGGCCATATCTGGATCCTGAACATTATTGGTCATGGATAAAGACTCATTTGGATTTTCATTTGTTGAATAATTTAAAGTGTGGTTTCCAACCTTATATATTTTTCTGGCAAATGTTTTTTCTTGCAATGACCTTTCAGGATCTTTTTCCTTTACATAAAACACACCATCTATCTCGACCACCCTTGAATCTGGATATTCGGCTGCATAATCTTTTGCTCTTAATGCCATATATTCAGTCTTATCCTTATACGATAAACCTACCCACGATTCATTAGTTGAAAATGCAACATCGTCTGTTGGTCTAATATTAGGATCAAATTTAGCTAAATCTTCAATTATATCCGCGGATTGAAATAATTCAATGGCAGTCCACATTCTAACAAATGGTGTTCGTGAGGATAAGTCAAGTTCTCCATTAAATTGATTTTTATGTAATTCATTATATTTATAATAAGCATTTCTGTCATCTGGATAATCTGATGGTATAATTTCCTCGTTAGGATCACGAGTTTCAGAGGAAGCTTTTTGTCTAGCTTCAAGTATTTTTTTAACTTTTGTGTCAATATCGGCACCAAATAACCTTCTATTAATCATTTTATGATCCTTGAGCTTTTTCTGGAGATAGTGGTATTCTCAAAGATATTCCAGCTGGAATATTATTTGTTTTTAAATCATTCACCCTAGCTATATACCACCACAAATTTGGATTACCATAAAACCTAACTGCTAAATTATCACATCTATCACCCTCTTGAGATATAAAATACATATCATCATTTCTTTCAGGAACTTTTTCATATATGGTTGTAGAGTAATAATTTTTTTTATTTTTTTTATTTATTTTTGTTTGATCATATCTACCCATCTAACTACCTCCAGTAAAACCATAAAATTCATAGTCTTTTTCGTTGTTTTTAAGTTGGGGAACTTTACCATGAATAACTTGATATGAAATTGAAGCCACAATATACTTTGGAACTCTTTTGTTTTGTTTAGTTTCCCAAGGTGATGATTCAGGAACTGTATAAGAAATACTTTTCAAAAATCCTGTTAATTCATTATCTTTTCTTCCATATAAATCACCCAATCTTAGTTTAGTTAAAGGTGGTTTCATTTTAATTATGTTTGGAGATGTAAAACTTTCATCTTTCATGTACTCAGGATAACACATAGATGTTAAACGATTCATTTTTTTATAAATTGAGTCTAACTCATCCTGTGTTTGAGCAAATACAGTTAAATTAAAGGCTATATCTCTAGATGTTCTTTCATAAACATATACAGGTTCACTTCTACCGATGTAATTTGATTCACTCCAACTTGGACTGATGTTTTCATTTATCCCATCCAAGTAAGCTCTAAAAAATACAAAAGCTCCATCCCTTAAATCCTTAATATAAAATGGCATCCCATTTTTAGGTGACTCTACTATCCGACTTTTATCCTTCAAAGCATCTTCTAACTTATCCTTATACCTTCCCTCACTTTTTTCACCAAATTCCATTAGTGTCATTTTATCACCAGCTTTTGGTCCAATGGCAGTTTTATTTGTAAATTTAGATCCAGCGGGGATTGGAAACCTAGTAGAAGCATCAACAAGTCTAGATCTGGAACCTATGCTGGTAGAAAACTGATTGTAACCACCAAATGTGGTGTGAAGACTTGTAAGATTTCTACCATATGATCCGTATTGATTAATTGTAAATCCTTTTGATACATCCACTTGACCATCTTGAAACGGACCAATATTTAAATTTGCGTCTCCGATTAGATAATCTCTTCTTACCAAATAATTTGGTAGTCCACCACCTAAAACTCTAGCTCCAGTTGATATCAATGTTGACAGTGGATTATAAAGAGCACCAAATCTCTGTGGTGATATAATTGTTGCTGTTTCATCACCCACAGTCAATGGCCACTCTGCTTGTGAATTAAGAATTCCCAATGCATTTTGTTTCGCTATAAATGATATACCTGCAGGTGAAGATAAAAATTTAGTTATTCTTAAAGTGTCATTTAAAGCTCTAACTATTGGAAATGAACGACCACCACTATTTTTAGCTCTTCCTGTGCCCCCTATTTGATTATCCATAGTAGGAATACCATGAATTATATACGGTTCATTTGTTCTTGACGGATTACTAAACGAAGATCTTCTTGATGATACTCCTCTTATATTTAAATTTTCTCTACTAACACTACCACCATATAAATATGGTTCAAGTGGATTAGTTGGATTTGGATTAGATATCTCTTTTGGTGAGTGGTCATTGTTATACAACATTTCCCAAGATGCACCACTATCAGTTAGTGGAGTTAAACCAAGACCATCTAAATTTGGAAGAGGTTGGGGTTTAGTTATGTTAGCAAGTTTAGATGAATTTATATCTATAATTGGAATGGATTCTAAATTATCAAAACTACTATCAAGTGTTGATATACCATTAATAGAGATAGGTTGTATATCATCAAGTTCAGTGCTAAATGAAGTAATATCACTTTGTGTTCTATTTGTGACTATGTTAGAAAATACACTTTTTAAATTCTCTAATCCCATTTATATCTCCAATTAAGCTCTTTCTATTTTTGAACCAACAGCACTTCCAATACTTCTTGGTGCTGATCCACCAACCCCAAAATAACTTTCCATATTTGATATGAGTCTGTCCATTTTTTCATTTGTTTCTGAATTTATTCTTTCCATTTTTTGAGTTGAAAATTGAGCTCCACCGTTTACACCAAACTGTGGACCCATTGACAATCCATCTCCTCTTTTACCTTGAAATACTCCACCCATTTGAGGTGATGCAACGATTGGACCTCCATTTGGATTAATAGCCAAGTCACCAACTTGTTTTAATGTACCTACTAACCCACCAACGATAGCAGGTATACCTAAGAGTAATCCTATTCCAAGTGGGCCCATGAAAGCAGCTTGTTTACCTAAAGCTGTTGCAACAGAAAATGCAAAATTCATTATACTCTTTCCTAACATTAATCCCATTAGTCCTGTTATTAAGGGTATTGCCATTTTACTTTCATGTAATCCTTGTGTAAATTTAGCTATTCCACTAGCTATACTAGCAACTGTAGGACCTATTGAAATAACTAATTCAGCACCTACCCTTTGTAAATCAGTTATAATCTTGGCCATGTTGTCCATAGCTTCTCTACCAATCATTCCTTCTAAACCCTCTTGTTCAGCAATCGCATCTCCAATACTTCTAACTTTATCTTGATTCCTAACCATTTTAGCCATTTGTTCAACACTTATACCAAGTGCTGAAGATAATGCTCTTCTCTGTATCACATTCATTTGTTCAAATTCAGCCTGACTACCGACTTGTTTTGTCAATTCAACTGCAAAGGCTTCAGCGTCTCCAGCTAGGGCTAACTCTCTGGCTTTTTGTAAATTAATATCTCTACCTAATAAAATCTGAGCTTCAACTTCTTTATTTAATGAGTCTTGGAAATTTAACATACCTTCCATAGACGCAGCAACTGTATCTAAAGTTGTTCCTAACTTTGTAGCTTGAATAGCTGCTTTAGCTAGACTATCGGTGTTCATACCACTAAATTTAGCAATAGACTCTGATGAATTTGCTATATCTCTCATTACAGTGGTTGGTGATACTCCCTCAGCATCCGCTAATAATGCAACTTGTTTAGAGAAGTTTTGAGCCGTGTCAAATGACATTCCAGCTATTTGAGTCAATGAACCTAATAATTTAGTTCCCTCTTGATTACTTAACCCAAGTGCCATTGAGGTATCCATTACACCTTGAGCCATAGCAACTGATTCGTCTCTTCCAAATCCAAAGTTATCTGTTAAATCTTTTTGTATGTTGGCTACATCTTCTATGTTTTGTCCCAATAGAGTAGCATTTGCTCCAGCTTCCAACATATCATTTTTAAACTGTTGGTTAGTCATTCCCAAAGCACCAAAGTTTTTACCAATGGTTTTTGTCATAGCATTAAATTTTGTGAATATAGCCATTAATCCACCACCCAATCCTACTACTCCAGCTAATCCTTTGGCAATATCGTTTACAGCTTTGGCCTGTTTTACTGTTTCATCAAATAGTTTTTTTCTAACTTCTGCTTCTGCTTTAGCCTCTTTGTTTTGTTGAATTTGTTTTGTTACGGTTTTAGCTAATTGTTTATATTTGTTAGCTTGTATTGTATGTCCTTTTTTTGCATATTCAGTTGACTTTTTTTGTAAATCTTTTTGAGCATGAGTAAGTTTTACAGTATCACCCTCAGCACTAACAATTTTTTGTAAAAGAGATGCTCTATTTTGCATATCTTTTTCAGCTTGTTTTGAAATATTACTTCGTTCACGAGTTAATTCGGTTATTTCTCGTTCTAAGTTTAGTCTATCTATTAGATTTTGATTTGCCATTATTTTATCCTATGAAGTCATCGATGGTTACTTTTTTAGGTTTGTATGGTGTGTAATCAGGATCATCTTTTTCAGCCCATTCGTTAAAATCATCCCACAAATCTTTAATTTCTTGATTCAAATTATCTATATTTTTTTTGATTTGTCTATCTTTTTTGATGTTACGAACAGCTAATTTATTAGCTATTTTATCACGAATTTTTTTTAAAAAATTTTCTGATAAGATATTTTCAATATCCATATATGATTTTTTCTTTGACACATTCCTCTCCTAATTAGATGTATGTATTCATATATAAATATCAAATATGTTAAAAATTATCTTTTAAATCTTGGATTGATTGTTGGTTTTGAAACTCTTGATTTTTGATTATATTTTTGTATTTCGTCATTTTCTTTTTTACGAACATCGACTAATTCTTTATAATAGAAATTTCTCAGATATATAGGCATGTCATATACATCAGAGTGTGTAAATCCGTTTCCATGATACATTAATTGAAATATTTGTTTATGAAGATTTGGTTTATCCTTCGGTTGAAGGCCAAAAAAACCCAACCGTCATCGGTATATCTACCTTGACGGGCTCTCCTCCTATATCAACTCGTTGAGTTAACTCGATATCAGGTGAAACTTTTGATATTTGTTTTCTTAAATGCATTGAATCTCTGGCTAAAATATTAACTGAAAAACTATTTATTGTGGATTGTGAATCATCACCATCGACTGATGTAATACAATGTCTCAATCTTGTAGTTAGCTCTGGAACTATATCTGATCCAATTTTCTTTTGTGAATTTAATTCATCTTCAATATTTTTTTCTTCTAGTCCTGTTAATAATTTAAACACGACTTTACTTTTTGAAACAGGTAGTTCTACCTCAAATTTATTTTCTTTAATACCTTCTGGTAATTTTTTAAATGGACAATCAGCTAAGTTAAAAGTTTGTGTAATATCATTTCCTGTATTTGGATCTTTAATTTCACAAACATATTCAGGTCCATATGCTAATATTCTAGCTGCAACCATTACAGCATTTTTATCACCTATAAGTAAATCGTTTGATGTCACACCCTCAGTTATTATTAATGAATTTATAAGTGTATCAATTACAACACCCTTTTTGATAAGATTTTGTGATGTAAGAATATCTTCTTCTTTTGCAGTCATGTATTTTATTTCTATTTTACCATTGGAACAAGGATGATCTTTTGAATAAAGTCTCCCCTCACTTGGTAAATCTATAACTTCACTTGGAAATTTATGTTCTGACATAATTTATACCTCCGTAGCTCTTTTGTACCAACCAAACCAAAATCTCTCTTGTTCTGGTTTCTTTATAACTAAATTAGCGAATCGTAACACACGATAAGCTCGAACTCTTTCAAGTTCTACATTTTGTATTGCTTTTATTGTCGCTGGTCCTATACCACCATCAACTTCAATTTTATCTCTATTCTTAGCATTTGCAGCTCTCTGTAATACTTTTACAGCACCACCTCTACCAAAGTTAACACACATATCAAAATAGATATGCCGTAAATGGGATGGTACTTCATCACATTTAGCTGGTCTCCAATAGTCTTGGTGATATATCTTTTTTGCTTGTTCTTTTGTAAGATTTTTGATGTCCACATTAGGATAGAATTTTTTAGTAATTCCATATTTAGTTTCTCCACCTCTGTCATGTGGATCATTTACATAACCACCTTCGTGTTCTAAAACTACTTCTATTATTTCTTCAAATGTTGTTTTCATTTTAAACTCCATATATAAATATATATAATATAAAAAAACCCTTAACTTTTTATTAAGGGTTTTTTATTTCATATTTCAGTTTTAATTATTAGAATTTCAATATAGCGTAATCATACTTTAATGTTAATTGAATTTCAACCGGATCACTAGTTGCAAAATCCATATCACCAAAATTAGCTGATTGAATGTACGCACCTTTTAGTTCCCATTCTTCAACAACATCACCCACAGGACCTAATACATTGAAAGTTATATCTTTCTTATAGAAATCAGAGTATCCGTCTCTACCAGTCACTGATTCGTGATGTAACCTTACCCACTCCATCACTTGTTGAGATGCACTTGGTACAATTGGATCATAAAGTGTTATATCTATTGGTTGCCATCTTGATTTACCCTTAACATATCTTGTTACATTCATATGTTCTAAGATAACTTCATCGGATTCTAATTGAGGTCTATTGATAGTTTTAATCATATACGCATTAATTCCATCAATATTCATAATAAATCTATTTTTGAGCTTTGGCTCAAAAGGTGTAAACATTATATCTTGAGGTTCTAATAACTCTGGCATATTTTTTCTCCAGTTAAAATATATTAATTCATATATAAATATCAACAAATATAAAAAAAAGGGACTTATATTTCTATAAATCCCTTTTCTTTAGTTTATTTAACTAACTATTATTCAGGAAATGCAGCACCTGTAGGTTGTATTGTAAAATCTAACACAATAAACTCTGCAGTTCTTGTGGGTTGTAAGAATAATTGTCCGACTAATTGATTTCTATCAATTGTATCAGGTGTATTATTCGTTTCATCCATTACTACTCTGAATGCACTCAATCCACTTTGTGATTGAACATTTTCTAAGAATGGATTTACAATTCCTAAGAATCTTCTTCGTGTTGCCGCCGTATTCTGTTCAAATACAAGGAATCTTGAAGAACTTGCGATAAACTTCTTAACTCTAATTAACAGTCGTCTCACATTGATTCTGTCCAATGCAGATGATTTTTTCTGTAATGTTTTTTGTCCGAACACAGTCACTCCTTGTCCAGGAAATGTTGCAATTGGATTAACATTTGAATCATACAATGTATCACGGTTAGCCTGAGTCAGTTTTCTTTCAGCCTGAATAGCCACATCAATACCACCACGATTTAAACCAGCTGGAGCAAACCATGGATGAGCCACTTTATCGTTGAATGCGTAGATTCCACCCATAACAACTGAAGGTGGCACCCATCTTTGAGTTCCAGCAACTAAGGTATCAGGTACTTTTACCCAAGGCCAATACATAGCTGCGAAGTTTGAATCTCTTGTCTCAGCCTGACTTGTAGCATCTGCTATATTCATACCATATGGTACAGGATCAACGACTGCAAAACAGTCTGCTCTATCTTCACATACATCAATTACTTTAGAAGCTATCTTAGTATGAACACTTCCAATTATACCAGGTACTAATATTAAATTAACATCGTATTCATCTTGGTTTGATATTAAATCTAAAGCATTGGTGTATCCTGTAAGACCTTGATTCGCAGTTTCGGGATTAAATCCTTGTGAATTTGTATCAATGTCTTCATAGAAAGTATAATTAGTAGTATTATCTCCTTTTGGATTTCCTACTGGATCGAATCCTGCATATCCATTACTTCCACCACTAAATGCAC